AAGACCGCCAAGAAACCGAAGGCCAAGAAATGACCACGTTCCCCTGCCTCGTCTATCGCGCGCCTGGCTCGATCCAGCGCGCACGCTATTCCTATGACGCCATGCCGATGCATGGCCAGGCGCAACTGGATGCCAAGCTGGCAGCCGGCTGGCACATGACGCTGGAGGCGGCCATTGAGGCAGCAGGACCGCTGGCAGCGCGCCATCTGATGGGGCGCAAGTCCAAGAACCCCAGGCGCACGCCTGTGAAGCAGAAACCGCCTGTTGAACGGCGCGCATCGATGGTCAAGGCTGCCAAAAAGCAAAAGCCTGCGCCAGCCCCAGCACCTGCGCTTGCTGAACCTGTTGTCGATGACAACGCACCTCCGACTCGTGCAGAGCTGGAGGCCAAAGCCACCGAGCTGGCGATACCATTCAACAAGCGCACGTCCGACAAGAAGCTGGCCAGCCTGATCGAGACGGCGCTGTCGCAGCAGACATCAGGAGAGTGACATGGGATACAGCAAGCGCCAGTTCGTCTATGCAGCCTTCGAGGAGATCGGCCTTGCGTCCTACGTCTTCGACCTGCAGCCGGAGCAGCTTGAGTCGGCCAGGCGTCGACTGGACGCCATGATGGCCGACTGGAACGGCAAGGGCATCCGGCTCGGCTACCCCATCCCGTCCAGCCCCCAGGATGGCAGCATCGATGAGCAGACCAACGTGCCGGACTCGGCCTATGAGACCATCATCTGCAACCTGGGCATCCGGCTGGCTCCGAGCTACGGCAAGCAGGTCATGAACGAGACCAAGGCCACGGCCAAACAGGGCTACGACACGCTGCTGCAGCGCGCCACTGCCCCGCTGGAGCAGCAATTCCCGAACACGATGCCATCCGGTGCCGGCAACAAGCCCTGGCGCGTGTACGACAACCCGTTCCTGAGTCAGCCGGTCGATCCGGTCACTGCAGGCCCGGACGGCCCCATCGAGTACAACTGAGGAACACACCATGCCGCAAATCTACCAACTCCCTCTGCTGGCCCAGGTATCGCCTGGTGACCAGGTTCCGATCTACAGCCCGAACAACGGAGATGCACGGCGTCTGCCGATCAGTGCGCTGCTGGCCTACTTCCAGCAGACCTTTGCCAGCCCCACGCTGGCCACCAACGTCTACACGCCTGGCACTGGCTTCAATCTGGCCGTGCCCACGCCTGTGGCACAGCAGCAGTGGATGCTGATTCAGCCGGCCGGCACTCTGGCCACCGGCACGGTGACACTGCCACTGAACACCGGGACGCCTGACGGCACCGAAGTGCTGATCACCACCACGCAGCAGATCACGGCTTTCACGCTGGCGCTCAACGGAGCAGCAGCGGCCTATGGCGACCCGACCACGCTGGCAGCCGAGGACTTTTTCCGCATGCGTTTCGTGCAGGCCACCAACTCCTGGTATCGGATTGCCTGATCATGGCGGCCAAGAAAGACCCACGGCTGGAGCGCGTAGGCGTCGAGGGCTTCAACAAGCCCAAGCGCACGCCTGGGCATCCGACCAAGTCGCATGTCGTGGTGGCCAAATCTGGCGACCAGGTCAAGACGATCAGGTTCGGCCAGCAGGGCGTCTCTGGCAGCCCCAAAAGGGAAGGCGAGTCCAAGGCAGACAAGGCCAGGCGCGAGTCGTTCAAGGCCAGGCATGCCGGCAACATCGCCAAGGGCAAGATGAGTGCTGCCTACTGGGCAGACAAGGTGAAGTGGTGAGGCCATGCAGATACCAATCCTGAACGGCATCTACACCGACAACGGCCCGGACTTCCGCACGTCCTACCCGGTCAACATGGTGCCGGTGCCCAAAAACAGCGGCATCAGCTCCGGTTTCCTGCGGCCTGGCGACGGCATCGTGGCCAACGGCAGCGGCCCTGGCATCGACCGCGGCGGCATCAACTGGAATGGCACCTGCTACCGAGTCATGGGCACCAAGCTCGTGACTGTGGCCAGCAATGGCGTGGTGACTGTGCTGGGAGATGTCGGAGGCCCGGTCAACACGCTGGTGACGATGGACTACAGCTTCGACGTGCTTGCCATCGCGTCAGGCGGCCGTCTGTACTACTGGATTCCTGTCAACACGCCTGCAACATCAACATGGAATCCTGTGGCACCTGCATTGGTGCAGGTGACTGATCCTGATCTTGGCGTGGTGCTGGACTTCTGCTGGGTGGATGGCTACTTCATGACCACCGATGGTGCCAACCTGGTGGTGACTGAGTTGTCAAACCCGACACAAGTCAACCCGCTGAAATACGGCAGCTCCGAGGTCGACCCCGATCCAGTGGTGGCACTGCTCAAGCTGCGCAACGAGGTCTATGCACTGAACCGCAACACCATCGAGGTGTTTGACAACGTGGGCGGCGAGTTCTTCCCGTTCCAGCGAATCGATGGCGCACAGATTCAGAAGGGCGTCATCGGCACGTTCGGCTGCTGTGTTTTCATGGAGCAGGTTGCCTTCCTGGGCAGCGGACGCAACGAGGCACCAGGCATCTACATGGGAGCCAACGCCACGGCCACCAAGATCAGCACGCAGGAGGTCGACGAAATTCTGCTGCAGTACACCGAAGCGCAGCTCACGCAAGTCAAGCTGGAGGCGCGCAATGACAAAGCGCATCAGCACCTCTACATCCACCTGCCGGACCGCACGATGGTCTATGACGCGGCGGCCAGCGAGGCACTGGGTGAGTTGGTCTGGTTCACGCTGACGACTGCGGTGGCCGGCTTCAGCCAGTACCGTGCGCGCAACCTGGTCTGGGCCTATGACAAGTGGTTGGTCGGTGACCCGCAATCTCTGGCCATCGGCTACCTGGTCGACACCATCGGCACGCATTGGGGTCAGAAGGTGCGCTGGGAGTTCGGCACGCTGATCGCTTACAACGAAGGCAACGGCGCGCTGTTCCACGAGCTGGAGCTGGTCAGTTTGACCGGCCGTGTGGCGCTTGGCGTCGATCCGATCATCACCACCAGCTACAGCCTGGACGGTCAATCCTGGAGCCAGGACCGGCCACTGCGTGCTGGCACCACCGGCAACACCAAGAAGCGCCTGGCATGGTTCCAGCAGGGCAGCATGCGCAACTGGCGCATCCAGCGCTTCCGCGGTGACAGCGATGCGCATCTGGCCTTTGCACGGCTTGAGGCGCAGATTGAAGGGTTGCTGTACTGATGGCCGTCAATCCACGCATTCCTCCACTCGGCCTGACCCGAGATCAGCTCGCCACGTTCCTGAAGGATCACGAGCAGATCAAGCAGTTCGAGAACCTGTTCGCGGTGGCTGCTTCCATTGCGCCAGATGAGGTGCAGGCCGTCAACATATTGGCTGGCAATGCCGATGCCAAGGCTGTGCAAGCACTCGGCCAGATCGCTGCACTGGCGCAAGAGGTGGCTGTCTGCTGCTCGATCAGCGACATCAAGGGCACGCAGGCTCTGGATCAGATCGCCATGCTGGCGCAAGAAACTGCAGTCAGCATTGCGTCAGCAGAGAACAAGTCCAACCAGGCAATGGCTCTGATGTCCAGGCTGGCTGAGGCTGTCGAAGGTCTGCAGATGCTGCCACCCAAGCGCGAGTTCAAGCGCAGCAGGTATGGTTCGTTCTACGACACCACCACGCAGACAGCCACGGCCATCAACACGGCCAAAGCCATCACCTTTAACACCACAGACATCACTCACGGCGTCTACCTTGGAACGCCAACATCTCGCATCTACGTCGACACCGAAGGCATCTACAACTTTCAAATTTCTGTCCAGCTCGACTCCACAGTCGCAACGGCTGAAGAGTTCTATCTGTGGTTCAGACTCAATGGAGTTGATGTCACATATTCGGCCAGCCAGGTTCGCATTCAAGGAAACAATGCCGAGGTGTTTGTGTCGCTGAATTTCTTCTTCAATTTGAAGGCCGGAGACTACGTCGAGATCATGTTCAGCGTGAGTAATCTCGGCGTGCAGTTGCTGGCCTCTGGCCCTGTGGCACCACATCCAGGCATCCCGTCCATCATTCTTACTGTTGCAAACAACATCGGAGGTATCCAATGACCGTCATCGTAAAAACCCTTGTGCCTCCCAAGCAGATGGAGGCTGTCCAGACCACTCAATACACGGCCACGGCTGCCAAAGCGCTGATCGACAAGGCCACAGTCACAAACACTGACACGGTAAACCGCACGTTCAGCGTGAACCTGGTGCAGGTTGGTGGTGCGGCTGGCAATGCCAACCTGATCATCGACGACCGTTCGGTGGTGCCTGGCGAGACCTATCTGTGTCCAGAGCTGGTCGGCCAAGAGCTTGACCCTGGGGCATTCATCAGCACCATCGCCAGCAATGCCACAGCACTCACGCTGCGCATCTCCGGCCGCGAGATCACCTGAAGGAGTTAAAGATGGAAGACGCAAAAATGCCCAAGATGATGCTGGCCGGATTCGGCGGCATCCCATACGAGGAGCCATTCATCACGGCGGCCGAGAACCGCAAGAACACCCAAGTGGTAATCGACGACTGGATGCTTGGACCTGAAAAGCCCAGCAACGAGCGCGGAGCCAACAAGCCCTACTGGATGGCACTGGCCAAGGCCATGCAGGTCTATGAGGCTGAGGCCAGGCGTCGGCGCTGCTCCAACTGCGAGTATTACGACAACTCGGTCATGACTCAGGTGAAGATGGACAAGATTCCCTGGAACCAGTGGGACGTGGAGGCAGGCTTCCGCGGCTACTGCAACAAGTTCGACTTCATCTGCCACGATCTGCGCTCCTGCCAGGCCTGGGAAGAGCGAGAGTTCGAGGAAGATTGACCAAATGGCAGATTGTGGGAAAATGAGGGCGCTGAGTCTATCGGGCCACCAGCAGCTCATCCAACCATTGGAGGGTTGCGCGCATGGGAAGTTCTGAGTGGCTCAAAAAGAACCTGCAAAGGGTTCTGGCGCTTCCTGCGCCGGCCACTGAGTGGCTGATGATGCTCTGGGGTGCCATCCAGGTCTTTGATGACGTGGCTGATGGCGATCCTGTCGAGCGCGAAGACCTCAACGCAGCCATCTGGAACACACTGGTCGGCATGAACCAGAACAGCTTCTGGGCTGCCAATTCCATTACCCTTGCGCCTGTTGTGGCGACCATGATCCTGAAGTGGCAAGGCTCTGACCGAGCCGAGCGCGCAGGCAATGCTGATGCGCGCTCCTATGTCTGGCGCGCTGGCTACTACGATGTGGTCATGATGGTGGTGGCGCTGTGCCACGGCACCAAGTACGCCACAGACAATGCCCACCTGGTCATGGCGCTGTACGGTGAAACACTCGAAGACTACATGAAGGAGTTCGGCCATGCCTGATCCAGTAACCGCATTGGTCGTCGGCGGCACGCAAGTCGTCGGCGGCATCATGCAAAGCAATGCGGCCAGCGATGCTGCTGGCGCACAAGTCGCAGCCAGCGAAGCTGGCATTGCAGAACAGCGTCGACAATTCGATGCTGTCCAAGAGATTCTCAAGCCCTACGTCACGGCTGGCACAGGTGCCATCACTGGTCTGCAGCCCTACGCAGCGGCCGGCGCACCTGCGCTAGAGCAGCAGCAGGCACTGCTCGGCTTGCGTGGCCCAGAGGCCCAGCAAGCTGCCATCGCAGGCATCGAGAGTGGTGCTGGCTACCAGGCGCAAGTGCGCGCTGGTGAAGAAGCGCTTTTGCAGCGTGCATCGGCAACTGGCGGCCTGCGCGGCGGCAACATCCAGGCGGCGCTGGCTCAATTCCGGCCTCAGATGCTGCAGGCTGAAATCGAGAAGCAGTACGGCCGTCTCGGCGGCCTGACTGCACTTGGCCAGACAACCTCTCAGAATCTGGCCCAGCTTGGCCAAGCATCGGCTGCTGGAACGGCCACGGCCGGCCTGCGCACTGGCGCAGACATCGCCAACCTGATGGGGCAACAGGGCGCTGCACGAGCTGGCGCAGAGCTGGCGCAGGGTCAGGCTTTTGCCAACGTACTTAACCTGCCGGCCCAGTTCCTGGGCATGCAGTACGGTGCCAAAGTCGGCACGCCAGGCTTCGGCAACATCTTCAGCGACATCCGGCTGAAGAAGAACATCACGCGCGTGGGCACCAGGCTGGACGGCTTGGGCGTCTACGAGTTCGAGTACGTCTGGGGTGGCGGCCGGCAGGTCGGCCTGATGGCGCAGGAAGTGCTGGGCGTCTATCCTGACGCTGTGGGCGAGTCCGGTGGATACCTCACTGTCGACTACAGCAAGGTATAAAGGAGCCACACATGGTCCAGCCAATCAACTATCAACTGAACGTCCAAAGCCCGTTTGAGGCGGCACTGTCCGGCTTCAAGATCGGTGCCACCATCGCTGACATCTCTGCGCAGCGCCAGGCGCAGGAAGCTGATCTGCAGCGCAAACAGGCGCTTCAGACGCAAGTCCAGGCTCTGATTCAGAACCCGAACCCGAGCGCGCGCGACTTCACCAACGTGGCCATGCTGCTGCCTAAGAACGAGGCAGACAGCATGCGCGCCAACTGGGAGACGCTGTCCAAGGATCGCCAAGAGAACGAGCTGCGCTTCAATGGCCAGGTCATGTCGGCCTTCAGCGCAAACCAGCCACAGATCGGCATCCAGCTTTTGAAAGAGCGCGCCACGGCAGAGCGCAATGCAGGCCGCGAGCAGCAGGCCAAAGCCTACGAGACTTTTGCGCAGATAGCCGAGGTCAGCCCACAGAGCGCACAGAAAACCATCGGCATCATGATGGCTGGCTTGCCTGGCGGCGATAAGGTGCTGACCTCGTCCATCCAGGCACTGAAGGCACCAGCCGAGGTGCGTGCTGGCGAGGCCGGCGCGACGAAGGAAGAGCTGATCACGGCCAACACACCGACACGCCTGGCGCTGGAAAACACGCAGACCGCGGCCAACATCCGCAACCTGGACAGCCAGATTGCAGACCGTTCTGGCCGGCTGGTGCTTGATCAAAATCGCTTGCGATTGGATCGCGACCGCCTGCAGTCTGACGTAGAGCTGAAACTTTTCGAGCTGAACCAAAAAGGCACTCAGCTTGATCCGAGCGCGACCAAGATTGTCAATGAATCAGCGGTGGCTGCAGTGGCTGGAGAGCAGTCTGCAGGCCGCATGCTGGACTTGGCAGCGAGGCTGGAGCAGCAGGGTGGCGGCTATGGTGCAGCCAGCGGCATCAATGCCTGGCTGCGCAACGCTACCGGCAACCAAGACGCCTGGACGCAAACTCGTCAGGAATATGTCAGGCTGCGCAACACGCAGGCCATCAAGTCGCTGCCTCCTGGTCCGGCCACTGACCGCGACATCGAGCTGGCGCTCAAGGGCTTCCCGGCCGAGAACGCAGACGCCAAGACCGTCGCATCATTCCTGCGTGGCATGGCCAAGATGTCGCAGTACGAAGCAGTGTCTGAGGGTGCCAAGTCTGAATGGGTGAACTCGGTCGGCTCTCTTGGCCGTGCCACCCGCGACATCGAGATCGGAGGCATCCAGGTGCCTCGTGGCACCACCTATGTGGACTTTGCGCGTCAGTTCATGGATCAGCGTGCTGAAGACCTGGCGGCAGCACAAGCTGGTCGTGCAGTGGCCGGCCGCGGCTACATGCGCTGGGCCAATCCGCAGACTGGTGCGGTGCCTGGCGCTCCTGCTCCTGCAGCACCGGCTCCTGGCCCGACGATGTCAGTGCCAGCTGCTCCGGCACCTGCTCCTGCTGTTCCTGCAGCACCAATGCCTGCAGCCGGAGCTGCAGTTCCGTCTGCTGTTTCTCCAGTTCCAATGCCTGATCAAGGAGCGTTCGCGCAGCCAGCACCGGCTGCAGCGCCTGCACAAGCGGCTGCAAATCCGGCTGATGTGACGGCCAAAACGCAACAGCTTGAGACGGTGGTCAAGAGGCTACTGAATGATCGCATCGTTCAATCCAGTTCAGGATTAAAAGAAGCTCTGGAGGCCGGCGTGCGTGAACTGTCTGGCGAGCTGCTTGGACTTGGTCTTACAAGACAACAGATTGAGGCCATCATCATGCGAGCCAGCGAAGACCGCAGCACGTTCAAGAGATAAAACATGGCCACAAGAGACATCCCAACCAGCTACAAAGACCCGTTCTGGTCTGACCTGGCGGCCAGCACTGAGCAGAAGCTCGGGCTGCCCAGCGGCCTGCTGGTCTCGGTGCTCACCCGCGGTGAGCGCTCCAACGCTGACCAGGTGTCAGAGGCCGGCGCTCGCACGCCATTTCAGATCATTCCAGCCACTCGCAAGGCGGTGCTGGATAAGTACGGCATCGATGCCTATCTCAGTCCAGAGAACGCGGCAGAGGCTGCTGGCCGGCTGCTCAAGGAGTCGCTGGACCGCAACCAAGGCAACATCGTGCTGGCGGCTGCCGAATACCACGGCGGCACTGATCCCAAGAACTGGGGTCCACGCACCAAGTCCTACATGCAGCGCGTCTCGCAAGGCGTGCGCGAGCTGACTGCGCAGACCGTGCCTGCACAGCAGGCAACCATTGCGGAGGGCGGCACGGTCAGCACGTTTCAACGTGCTCTTGGTGCCAGCAGCATGGCTTCTGTTCCGCAGGATGCGATCTCCAGGGTCTACCAGGCCTACAGCACTGGACAGATGACGCCAGAGGAGTCGGCCGAGTTCGAGGCCGATGTCAAGGCTGGCACGATCATGCTGCCACGCGGCGCGGCGCTGCGCGGCCAGGCCCAGCCCCAGGGCGCGCGAGCCACCATCCCTGAACTGCCGGCCCCGGTCTTGCAGGCTTACAGCACCGGCCGTATGACCCGCGACGAGATGATGGAGCTGGAGCGCGATGTCGCAAATGGCATGGCCAGGGTGCCTGCCGGATTCCAGCTCCAGAAGACCGAACCAATGGGCGTGCTGGGTGGCATCCGCGAGGCTGTCACTGGCACCGAGCGCGCCACTCCAACTACGCAAGAGCTGCCGGATTGGGCCAGCATGCCAGAGCTGAACAGCTTCAGCATGGCCAGCTTCAAGTCGGCCCTGGGCACGATGATGACCAATCCGCAGGAAACTGTGCAAGTCATCCAGGCCAACTTCCCTGGCGTCAAGGTGGCGCAGGATGAGAAGGGCAACTTCGTGCTGCAGTCGTCCATTGACGGCCAGTTTTACGCAATCAAGCCTGGCTTTCAGGTCAGCGACATTCCGCGCGCTGCTGGTGCGCTGGCAGCCTTCACGCCTGCCGGCCGTGCAACCACCATCCCTGGCGCTGTCGTTGCCGGTGGCGCAACCCAGGCCGGCATCGAGGCCACCCAGGCTGCCACTGGCGGCCGTTTTGACACTGGCGAGGTGGCACTGGCTGGAGCACTCGGCGGTGCTGGCCAGGCCGTCACACGCATCCCAGAGGCAGTCAGGGCTGTCCGAGGTGGTCAAGTGCCACCTACCACTGCAGCAGCCCCTGGCGCAGCCCCTGTGGCTTCTGGTGGAGCGGCAGCGGCACCTGTGATGCCTGCAGCGGCAGCTCCTGGCGCTCCGATGGGCACGGCGATGGCTCCGGCAGCTCCAGCGGCTGCTGCTGCAGCTCCTGTCATGATGACAGCCGAGGAGCTGGCGGCCACCACCCGCCAGGCTGCTGGCGGTGGATTCGGCGCAGGCCGAGCCACCACGATCCTGGCCGGCCAGGCCGCACCTGATCCCAAGGTTCTGGAGGCCGCGCGCAGGCTCAAGATCGAGCAGTACCTGCAGCCGGACCACCTGACATCGAATCAGGCCTATCGTGAGCTGGCGCAGGCCGTCAAGTCGGTGCCTGGCAGCCAGGCCAGGGCGGGCGAGATCGCTGGTCTGGAGCAGGTCGGCAAGCAGGCAGATGACCTGATCACCCGCATCGGCGGCATGACTGACCTCAGCCGGATGAACCAGGCGGTGCGCACACAGCTTGATCAGACGGTCACCAATCTGGAGGCGCGCGCAAACAAGGTCTACGACGACCTGCGCGCCAACGTGCCGGCCCAGACCCGCGGCCCTGCTGACAGCGTGCTGACGTTCGTCGAGCAGCGTGCGCTGGACCTGGACGGCCCCCAGAACCTCTCCAGCCTGGAGAAGTCGGTGCGGCGCAAGCTGACTCCGCGCGAGGTCAAAGACGAGACCGGCAACGTGATCGGCATGCGCTACCCGACCTATGCCCTGATCGATGACGTGCGGCGAGACATTGGCGCGGCTGCACGCCAGCAGGGACCGTTCGCAGATGCAGACACTGGCCTGGCCAAGCGCCTGTACGCACTGATCGACGATGACCAGTTCAACCTGGCCGAGACGGTCGGCCGCGGCGAGCAGTACCGGCTGGCCAAGAGTCTGGTGGCCATGCGCAAGGGCTTCGAGGACGACATGGTGTCGCTGTTCGGTAAGCAGCTCGACCAGAGCCTGGTCACCAAGCTGTCGACGGCCACTCAGGCGCTGACCAAGGGAGATGCTGACAAGCTGGTCAACATCCTGAAGGCCATCCCGCAGGACATGCGCCAGATGGTGGCAGCCTCGGCTTTGAACACGGCTTTCGGCAAGGCCACACAAAACGGCGCGCTGAACTTCAACACCTACGCCAACTGGTACGAGGGTCTGCTGCAGAACAAGCAGGCCTATGCGGCGCTGATGAACAGCCTGCCGCAGCCGTCCAGGAAGGCGCTGTCGGACCTCTACCGAGTGGCCGACAACGTGCGCAAGGCAACCCGCGAGCGCATCACCACCGGCCGCATCCAGGCCGTCCAGCAGGAACTGCAGGGCGCTGACACTTTGGTGGGCAACATCTTCAACGTGGCCAAGCGTGCAGCCATCGGACTGCCTGCTGAGGCGGCCACCACGGCAGTCGGCCTGCCTGGTGCCGGCATTGCATCAGGCCTGACGGCAGCATTGACCAAGGGCGTCAAGACTGAGGTGGCCAAGGCTGCAGACGAGCTGATTGCCTCGCCTGAGTTCCAGCGCTTGGCGGTGGAAGGCGCAACCAGGACAACCCCCAGCCAGGCCGCGGTGCGAGCTGTGGCGCTTTCTGGCGCTTTCCGACGATTTGCCGATGCGGCCAAGATGCCGCGAGAGATGAGCTGGCGCGAGCGCTGGCTTGTGCAATCCATGCAAGCTGCAGGACAATTTGATCAGGAGAACCAACGATGACCGCACTATCCATTCAACCCACCTATCCGATCTTTACGGACATCGATGGTCAGCCCCTTGAAGACGGCTACATCTGGATCGGCCAGGCCAACCTGGACCCGCAAGGCAACCCGATCAACGTCTACTGGGACGCGGCACTGACTCAACCAGCAGGACAGCCCATCCGCACTCGTGGCGGCTATCCAGTCAATACCGGAACACCAGCGAATCTGTATGTCAACAGTGACTACAGCATCCGGGTGATGAACAAGAACGGCAGCGTCTTGTACAACGCCCCTGAAGCAACGGAGCGCTTCAGCTCCATTGTTGTCAGTGGCGTGAATGCAGAGGATGTGATCTATGACCCGCCATTTGCTGGTGGAGTGCAAACGGACCAGGAAGAGGTCAACAGCAGATACCCAAGCGTCAAGGACTTTGGCGCTGTTGGCGATGGAATGGCCAATGACACGGCTGCATTTACAGCGGCAAGGACTGCATCAGGCGGCCGTTACTTTTTGCCGAGTGGAACATATCTGGTAGACGCATCGCCTGATGTCTGGGCAGATTGCTTTCAGGCTGCAGGGAACACATTCATCAAGATTGGCGCGACCACTTACAACGTGAGTAATGCGTTCGCAGGCCGGCTGCGCTACAAGATCGCATCCAATGTGCTCACATGGATCACTGATGCTGTGACCGGCAACGATGTGATCGGCATGCAAAACAGCCAGCCAGGGACTGCGACCTACTTTAGAAAGGGATTGGCCTTCACCACTGAAAGCCACTGGGCGCAAGCGCAGCCTGCGCTGAATGGCGGCTCCACCGATCTGCTCTACCAGCGCTCGCGCGTCAATGTCCAGGCTGTTGTCACAGGCACGATCACAGGCACCACGCTGGATGTGACAGGCGTCACATCTGGCACCGTCTATGTCGGCGCTCAGATCAGTGGAACTGGTGTCACAGCCGGAACAGTGATCACAGCGCTTGGCAGTGGCTCTGGTGGCATTGGAACCTATACGGTCGATGTGTCACAGAATGTGGCATCCACAACCTTGACCATTGGTGATCCCGCAGGAAACCGATTCAACCAGACTTTTGAGGAGTCTGTGGATCGTCTGTTGCACAGCTTTGCCACCTCGAATGCAGGGTTTCCCAGCTTCGACACATACATGTCGGTGTTTGCTGGCAGCAATCCTTCGCTGAAC